ATGCAGCACACAATAAAGAGAACGATCACTTCGGTAAAAATTCCGGAGAATCTATACGAAGATTTTAAGATAATGTCAGTAAGATCTAAGATCAATCTACAAGAGATAGTTGAAAGAACAATTTACATGTATATCACAGATCCTACATTTAGACAGAAGATTCACGAAAGGTATAGCACCTATTACACAGGCTCAGACATCATAAACGCTATAAAATAAACTATATAGAATTGGCATATTTGTACAGACATATTAGACTTGATAAGAATGAAGTTTTTTACGTTGGAATCGGAAAAGACTCAGAAGGTAAATATGAAAGAGCAAATCGCAAATATGGTAGAAATGAGCACTGGGACAATATCGTAAACTTAACAAATTACGAGATTGAAATAATATTAGACGATTTAACTTGGGAAGAAGCTGGCAAAAAAGAAATAGAATTTATTAGATTCTATGGAAGATCTTGCGTAAATGAAGGAACTTTAGCCAATATCTCTGAAGGAGGAATAGGAGGTTGCGTATCTGGAAAATTAAACGGTATGTTTGGAAATGGACATAAGCTTGAAGGCAAAAATAATGGCATGTTCGGTGAGAAACATAAAAAAGATTCTATAGAATTGATGAAACTTTCTTGGGATATCGAACGTAAAATTGAGGCAACCGAACGTATGTTAGGAGATAAGAATCCATCTAAGAGACCTCAAGTAGTCAAGCTAATATCAGATTCTAAGCTAGGAAATAAAAATCCTATGAAACGCCAAGAAGTAAAAGATAAAATGGCAGAAACTCTTAAAAAAACTAATCAACTAAAAAGATTAAATGGAATTCCTAGATATAAAACAGTAATTTGCAATCAATGCGGAAAAGAAGGATCTGCAAATAATATGTCTAGGTATCATTTTCAAAATTGTAAACAAAAATAAAGTAAATAAAATGTCTCAACAACTAAACAACGATTCACAATATCGTTACATTAGGAGAGAAGACAGGAAGAAAATCCTGCTCCTATGTGACGATATTGGCTGCCCCCTCAGGGAAACTTGAGGGGGAAATGTAAATTAGAATGACAAGCGGTATCTCTACCATGGCAAGAGAGATCGTCATAGGAACAGCACAACACTACAATTGGGTAAATGTTGGAGGAGCGATGCAGCATCCAGAATCTGGCAAAAAATTGGACGTATCTCAAGACACGGGAAATGTTGCTGGAATTCAAGACGCATCTGTTTTTATCTATCCTACTAATGGATACGGAAGTCCAGAGCTAATTAGGCAGTTGATAGATATTGAAAAGCCAGACGCTATAATGATGTTTACAGATCCTAGATATTGGATTTGGTTGTTTCAAATGGAGAATGAGATTAGAAAAAAGATGCCAATTATCTATTTGAATATTTGGGATGATTTTCCTGCTCCTATATACAATAAACCATACTATGAATCTTGTGACTGTTTAATGTCTATATCAAAACAAACAAAGCTTATTAATGAACTTGTTTTGGAAGAAGCTGCAAAAGATAAAGTACTAACTTACGTTCCTCATGGAATTAACGAGAAGCACTTTTATCCTATTAACGAATTTATGGCAGAAGACTATGCAAAACTTCAAGAGAAGAAAGAAAAGATCTTCGGTAAAGATCAACCAGAATTCGTAGTATTCTATAACTCCAGAAACATAAGGAGAAAGTCTACTTCTGATCTAATAGCGGCTTATTCAGTATTTTGCGATAGAATAGGAAAAAATTCTGCAAAGAAATGTGCTCTACTACTTCATACCCAAGTTGCTGATGAAAACGGTACAGATCTATCAGTAGTTAGAGATCTTCTTTGCGATCCAGAGTATCAGAAAGTTTATTTCTCAGACGATAGATTAGGAGTATCAGATATGAATATTCTATATAATATGTCTGATGTAACAGCTCTAATCTCATCTAACGAAGGTTGGGGATTAAGTCTTACAGAAGCTATGATGGCAGGAAAGATGACTATAGGAAACGTAACTGGCGGTATGCAAGATCAAATGAGATTTACTGACGATAAAGGAAAGTGGTTTACGCCTTCTAAAAAAGTTCCTTCAAATCATTTTGGAAAATACGAAGAGCATGGAGAGTGGGTAGTTCCAGTATTTCCTACAAATATAAGTATTGTTGGTTCTATTCCTACTCCTTATATTTTCGATGATAGATGCGACTTTAGAGATATCGCTAAAGCCATAGAACAAGTCTATAATCTTGATTCAGAAACAAGAGCAGCTAAAGGATTGAAAGCGAGAGAGTGGGTAACTTCTGATGAGTCTATGATGAGCGCAAGAATGATGTGCGAAAATGTTGTAAACTCTATAGATACTACGTTCACAAACTTTAAGCCAAGAAAGTCTTTTAATCTAATTAAGACAGAAAAAATACAAAGAAAAGCAATTAAACACCCATTAGTATATTAATATGAAACAATATTGTGTAATATCAGCACCAGTTGATACGTACTCTGGTTATGGAAGTAGAGCTAGAGATCTGGTAAAAGCCATTTATGAACTAAAAGGAAAAGACTGGCATATAGAAATTCTAAGTCAGCGTTGGGGACAGACTCCATGGGGATACATAAATGATCATAAAGAAAAATGGGGATTTTTAGATTCACTTATCAATAAGTCAGGTCAATTACAAAAACAACCTGATGTTTGGATGCAACTAACTGTACCTAATGAATTTCAACCAATAGGAAAGTATAACATAGGATTCACTGCTGGAATAGAAACTACTATTTGTGATGCTAGTTGGATAGAAGGTTTGAATAGGATGAACAAGACTTTGGTTTCCTCTAATCATGCTAAGACTGTATTTGAACAGTCTAAATTTCAACAGCAAGACAAAAGCGGTAGAGTTACAGGAACTGTTTCTTTAGAAAAGCCAGTAGAAGTTTTATTTGAAGGAGTAGATCTAAGTCAATATTTTGAGATAACAGATGAAGATTTAGAAGAAACAGATTTAGTTTTAGAACTCGATGAAATACAAGAAGAATTTTGTTATCTATTTGTTGGTCATTGGATGCAAGGAGATTTTGGAGAAGACAGAAAAAATGTAGGAGGTACTATTAAAACTTTTTTAGAAACTTTTAAAGATAAAAAAGATAAACCTGCATTAGTATTAAAGACTTCTGGAGGCGGTGCTAGCATTATGGATCGAGATTCCATGTTAGAAAAAATAGATGCTGTAAAAAAATCAATAAACTCTAAAGATATTCCAAACATCTATTTGCTACACGGAGAACTCGAAGATTCGGATATTAATAATCTATATAATCATCCGAAAATAAAAGCCATGGTTTATTTAGGACATGGTGAAGGTTATGGAAGACCTTTATTAGAATTTAGTCTAGCTAAGAAACCAATTATGGCTACAGCCTGGTCAGGACATATAGACTTTTTAGATCAAGAATATACTTGCGTAGTAGGAGGAGAACTTAAAAACATACATCATTCAGCAGTAGTAAAAAATATGATACTTCCAGAATCTCAGTGGTTTTATGCGGACTTGAAACAAGCTGAATTCTATATGAAAGACATTTTTTCTAAATATGAAAAATATAAAGAAAAAGCTAAAAGACAAGCTCATAAAAGTAAAACAGAATTTTCACTAGAAAAAATGAAAGAGACCTTACTTCCTTATCTAGAAGAAGCACCAAAAGTAGAAGCTTTGAAACTTCCGCAACTTAAGAAAATTGAACTTCCAAAGTTACAACCAGTAAAATAAATTTTTATGACATCTAGAGATTTTGTAATTTGGCTTCGAGGATTCACAGAAGCTTGTAATGATTATACAGCAACACCAAAGCAGTGGGATCGTATCAAAGAAGTTTTAGAAGACGTAGAAGATTACGATGATAATCCTGGTATTGACGTAGAGATAGATGATTATAAAAATTGGTTTAATAAAAGCCCAATCATAAGCCAAATCACACCACTGTCTGGTACAATATCAACATCAAGATCAGGAAGTTCATTTTCAGTTAGTAGTAATGGAACAACAACAGCAACTACTGTATGGAATGATAAAATGGGGTGCTGGCATTACACAAATTATCCTGAAGGATTTGGATATTTCACAAATAGCACAGCAGAATCTAAAAAAGAAAAACAACAACTAAATGACTGATAAATTAACAGACTGTCCTCATTGCAAACAAATAGGATCTGTATACACCACAGCTATTAATGAATTCCATAATTCTTATTTGTGCTTAGGCTGTGGTTTCGCCACAAATGACTTAATGATAGAAAAAGAGTTTGACTTTGAAGAATACGAAAAAGAAATGCCTCAACTCTATATAGATGCAAAGAAGACAGATGATCTAAAAAGAGTATGGTATCCAAACGTAGTAAATATTCAAGACAAAGGTACTGTATTTCTAAATGGATCTTCTGCAGAAGAATCGCAATGGTCGGCAATAAAAAGCGTTAAACTTACTAAGGAAGAAAAAAAGAATCCAAAGTTTAAAGACAAGACTCACAAATCAGATTCTAGCACCCTAACTAATTTTGGTGGAGATTACCTTTCAGCATTAGAGTATATAGGAATTGAGTTTGCTTAGTGATATAATAAACATAACTATCTATTTGAAAAATAAAAAAGCATATATTTATATATAGAAATAAAAACTATATGAAATATAAAAGAAACTGTCCAAAATGCGATTCTATAATTGAATATACGTCAAAATATAATTGTAGATATGCCGAATTACAAAAAAAGTTATGTAAGAAATGTATGCACGCAAATAAATCGCAAAAACAATTATACGGAGATAGATATGATGAAATTATAAAAAAAAGAAGCTCGTCATTAAAAAAAGTAAATCATTGGTGGCATGATAAAATAGCTGAAAGTAGAAGAAAAAATAACACATATAAAATAACTGAAGATCATAAACAAAAAATAATAGAAAGCACTATTTTTTCTAAAAAAGAAAAAGATCACGTTAGAATACGAAAAATATTAAATGAACAAAGCATAACGTATGAACAATACTTAAATAGATTAAGTGACTATAAAAGATATAATCGAGAAGTGAGACGTTTAACACGCTTAGTAGATGTATCATCCTTAAAAAACTATAATAAAAGAGGTAAAGCTGGAGTAACTGGTGCATATCACTTAGACCATAAATTGGAAATATCTGAAGGTTATGTACAAGGCATAAATCCAATTGAATTAGCAAAACTTGATAATTTACAATTCATTCCGTGGGAAGAAAACGTAAAAAAAAGAAAATTTCCAAATGGAATTCATTATAACAAAGTAAAAAATTATTATGATTAAAATAACCTACGCTATTACTGTTT